AAATCGCTCAAATACACTGCAGCGCAAGGAGTCTCGGGATTTTGGTACAGCCATACCTGAGGAAAACACGTTTTCCGCAGGGTTGTGACAGTTGCCATTACATCCGGTCACAATTCTGCGTGAGCGTCTGTACTACAGGGTCAAACCCGTTGCAGCACAATGGGTTTGGGCGATAAGCAGTACCTAGACTGTGTAAGTAGTACATGATTTCTTTAGTACATGGCCGAACAGATTGCCGATATTTATGCAGCCATCCAGCGCGAAAAAACGAGTTGGCTGCGCGAAAAGTTCTACCCTGGGTTAACTGAGCACGAGATCCAGCAGCGCATTCGCCTCGCCTGCGCTGGGCCCGGTCAGGAGGTGCGGCTGTGGAGGAACAATGTGGGCACCGGATGGGCTGGCGCAGACACCGAGAAAGTCACCCCTGGCAACCTGAAGCAGCTCCTGCGAGACCTGGCGCCACGTGGCGATGCACCGTTGCGGCCAGGAGATGTGATCATTCGACAGGCCAGGCCGCTGCGCTCTGGCCTCTGCCCCGGCTCCGCGGATTTGATCGGCTACGCCCCGATCACCATCACCCCCGAGATGGTCGGGATGCGCCTGGCGGTGTTTGCCGCCGTGGAGGTGAAGCGCCCCGAGGGGCGAGCCACCCCACAGCAGCTGCAATGGCTCGGGGCAGCTCGGGCAGCTGGCGGCCGTGCCGGGATCGCCACCAGCGTGGATGAGGCAGGACTGATCCTCCGCCCCCCTGGCATCGGTGGCTGATGGTGCTATGGTTTCTATGTGGTTTCACTAGCACCCTGGATGCCCCCCGATGATCCGTTCACCCCCGAGCAGCTGGCTGCCTTGGCCAGGCCGCTTGATCGCGCTCGCGTTAAAACCCGCAAGCAATCGGGAAAAACTCTCAGTTACATCGAAGGGTGGCACGCGATCGCTGAAGCCAACCGCATCTTTGGCTTTGGGGCCTGGGATCGCGAGACCCTTGAAACTCGCTGCGTCAGCGAGCGGGAGCGAACCATTGGAGAGGCCAAGAAGCCCGGCTGGGGCGTGACCTACACCGCCCGCGTTCGCGTCCGCGTCGGCGCCATCGTCCGCGATGGCTGCGGCGCCGGCCACGGCATTGACGTGGATCTGGGCCAAGCCCACGAATCAGCCTTAAAGGAGGCTGAGACCGACGCCATGAAGCGGGCCTTGATGACGTTTGGGAACCCCTTCGGGCTAGCCCTTTACGACAAGCAGCAACGCGAAGTTGCTGAATCTGAGCCCGAGCCGGAACCAGATCGGAACCTCCTTGTGATGCAGGCTGATCAGGCTTGCATGAAGAGTGAGCTAACGGCTGACGGAATCACCGCCCTTTGCCAGGAGCTGACAGGCGGACTTGGATCAGTTCTGGCCGAGCTGCCCCTTGATCTTCTCCAGCGACTGGCGCAGCACGGCGCAAGCCAAGCCACTGTTACCCGTTGCAACCAAGCCGGCCAAGCGCTGGCAAACGAATTCAACCCAAACTCTTAACCCTCCCATGAATCAAATCATCCTTATCGGACGCACTGGAAAAGATCCAGAAGTTAAGTATTTGGATGGCGGAAAGGTTGTTGCCAACCTTACGCTTGCCGTCAACTCGTTTAAACGGGAAGATCCCCCCGAATGGTTTAATCTCGAAATGTGGGGGAAGACTGCTGAAATCGCGGCAGACTGGGTTAAGAGAGGAGATCAGATCTGCGTTACTGGCAGTATTGTGACCCAGAAATGGACCGATCGCCAAACCGGCGAAGAACGATCAAAGCCGGTTGTCAAAGTCAACAGCCTTGAATTACTCGGCAGCAAACGCGACCGCGAGCTTGGCGACGGCGCAGCGCAGCCCGCCAGCCGTCCCGCTGCTCGACCGCAGCAGTCACCATCGCAGCGGCGTGCCGTTGCCGATGGGCCGATCTGAGGCGCCAACCATGCCAGCCCCCGACTTCTACGCCATGGCAGCCCGTGCTGCGTATTCTCTGCCGCCAGAGTGGCAACCGCGAAAATATCGCAGCTGTGGACCGATCGGCATTGAGCTGATCGGCGCCGAACCGATCGGCACCTACAGAAGTGGCCGCTACAAGGGCAGGCCCAAGTTTCCGCCAGAGCAGCAAATGCGACAGGTGTTTGTCTCCAGGGAGCAGATCGAACAGGCCAAAGATGACTGGCAACAAGCAACCGGCTTGTGCACCCGCTGCGGCGGCGATGGCCAGATGGTCACCAGAATCGACAGCTCCGGCCCCATCGGGCACAAGCCCTGCGACGCCTGCAGCGGCACCGGCCAGGCGGTGGCGCCATGACCCGCAACATCACCCGAGAACTGGAGCAGGACCGCGCCGACTCCCGTCGCCTGCTGCGGTGCCGCCTGCTGAGTTACGGCATCCCCTGCCTGGTGATCCTCCTGCTCGTTGGCGGCTGGCTCTGGCAGGTCCACCACCCCGACCCCAGCGACTCGTTTCCCGAGTTGCGCCGATCCTCTGGCGGGGAGGCGCAGCTGTGATCAGCTGTAGCAGCTGCTCCAGCGCCATCCCAGATCCCGCTGAGCGGTGGCCCGACGATCACGGCGGGACCTTGTGCCAAGAGTGCTGGGAGTCGGATTGCTCGCGGTCCTGGTGGGTGATGGTGCGAGCCCTGGGGAATGTTGGCCTGCTCGATCCGTGCGTGGATTTGCCAGCAGAGGAGGTGCAGCCGTGAGCCCCATTACCTGGGAGCAGCACCACGATTCCCCGGATGCATGGTGCGTTTACTACGGCGAGGCTGTGTGTATTGCTGCCGTCGCGCCCCAGCCTGACGCCGACGGCTACTGGCAGGGTGTCGTGAGGCCGCGGCCCGATGGCCCCTACCCGGGGATCAGGATCGACCGCTGCCCCAGCCGCGATCGGGCCATGGGCGTGGTTAGCCGCGAGCTGATGCGCCACTGGCCAGAGGCTGTCAACGCAGAGCACCCGCCAGGGGATGGAGGTGGGGCGTGATGATCTCCATCGCCACTCTCCGTCAGCCAGGTTCTGCCGGTTTTACCAGGGACCGGGCGATGCTCGATCTACTGCAGCTGGCTGAGCTGAACAGGGCTCCAGGCCAGGTCACAACACGCGAGCTACGACTCCTATGGCGCTGCAGCCAGTCCCAGGTTTCGCGCCGTCTGGCCGCGATCAACGAGCTTCCTGGCTGGCGGGTTCAATGGCAGCAAGGTCGCACAGCAGAGGCCTGGATCGGACCGACGATTCCGCCAGCTAAAGAGCTACCACCAAGCCATCGCCAGAGGTGGGAGCGATTGCGTTTGGCATGGGCGGGAGGTGCGGCGCGAGTGATCCCGTCAACCACCCAGACCACTACACGGCCGGCCCCGTCGAAGTCATCGACATTTTGGAGCAGGCTGTAGCCAACGCCCCGAGTGCAGTTCTGGCCGGCCTGCAGTGGCAGGTACTCAAGTATCTGTTACGGATGTGGCTGAAAGGTAACCCAACACAAGACGCGCAAAAGGCCAGATGGTATCTAGATCGGCTAATTATTAAGTTGCAGCAAACAACCGACACCAACACACCATGACCACCCCAACCCCCGCCGATCGCCTGGCGCTGACTATTTGCTCGGCTAGCAACATTTTCCCTGACACGCCTATTTGCGCCACTCCCTGTGGCCAATGCCGCCGCATCAGCCAGGCCCATGCTCGTGAGCTGGCCGCCATCCTGCGGGAGCGGCACGGCGGCAGCTCAACGACCGCCGATTGGCTGGACGGCATCGGCGAACATCCACCCACCGAGAAGACCCCATGAACACATTCCGCACCCTGTGCGCTGAGCTTGCGGACATTGTTACGGCTCATTGCAATCCAGATGACTATGCGGTCAGTGACTGCGCTGCTTTATTGGCCCGCGCCCGCGCCGAGCTGGCCAAGCCGGAGCCGGAGTTCACCGTCGAGGAGGTGGAGATGATCCAGGCGCCGTGGTCTTACTTGGCGCCGGCTGGACCGACCCGCGACGAGCTTCGAGCCATGGCCTTCGAGTTTGCCGCCCGCAAGCCGGAGGAGTTTGCCCGCGCCGTCCTCGCCCGCTGGGGCCGGCCTGCTACCGATCCCACCCCGGTGAGCGAGCAGCCATGGGAGCGCGAAGGGTGGTGCGATGCGCAGGGCACATGTTGGATGTGGCATCCAACTAACTTCCACTACTGCTTATGCCGTCCTGATCCGTCGGTGCATACCCATTCGCTCCCCCACTGGGTCCTCCCGCTGCCCATCCCCGCGGAGGCGGGAGAGCTAAGCCCCAGGGAAGTCGAAGCACAGGAAGCATTTACAGAAATGCGAGATGAAATACTGAGTCGTTCGGACGGCTTAGGCGTAAACGAAGTTCTAAGCATTATTGACAACTTCACGCCAGGTTGGGTGTGAAAACCAGTATCCGACCCAACCCAATGAAACTCACCTGCTCCCAATCCGACTTCAACGATGACAACCCACCAAATAACATGGTTAGCGATGGGCGCAATCCCAACTGGGATTCTACATGCTTTTCCTGTACGCATCTTAGGCTAGCCAGTGACAGTCCAGTGCATGGGTGGTGCCAGCATCCTGGAAACCGCGTTCCTCCTCTATCTGGTTGGCCCAACGGATTTACCCCCAGCGTTTCCATTACCGGTGGATGCGATTTGTATTCCGAGAAAACCCCATGAAACTCACCTGCTCCCAGGCCGAACTCAACCAGGCCATGGCCCTGGTAAGCCGCGCCATCTCAAGCCGCCCCTCCCATCCAATTTTGAGCACCGTCCTGCTGCAGGCCGATGCCACCACGGGGCAGCTCACCCTCACCGGCTACGACCTCGCCCTGGCGCTCCAGGCCACCATCCCCGCCAGCGTGGAGACCAGCGGGACCACCGCCCTGCCGGCGCACCTGCTGGGGGGCATCGTGGCCCGCCTGGCCAACGACAGCCCGATCACCCTTCAGGCCGAGGGGGAGCAGGCCACCATCACCAGCCTCACCGGCAGCTACCAGCTGTCGGCGGCCGATCCAAACGACTACCCGGATCCGCCGTCCTCGGCTGGCGACGCCATGATCATTGATGGCGACGCCCTGGCCCGGGCGATCCGTGCGACGGCGTTTTGCGCCAGCACCGAAGAGTCGAAGCAGATCCTCATCGGCGTGCACCTGCTGCTCTCCAGTTATGGCCTCGAATGCGCCGCCACCGATGGCCACCGCTTGGCGGTGTTTGTCGTGACCGACGACGGCGAGACGGCCGACACCGGCCAACCGGGGATCACGATCCCCGCCCGCAGCATCCGCGAGCTGGAGCGGTTGATCAGCGGCAGCCCTGGCGCAGCGCTGACCCTGTGCCACCACGGCGGGCAACTGGTGGCCACTTGCGGTGATCAGCAGCTCACCAGCCGCACGCTTGACGGCGCCTACCCGAACTACCACCAGCTGATCCCCTCCTCCTTCAGCCACAGCCTCAAGCTCGATCGCCGCGGTTTCTCCCAGGCCCTGGAGCGGGTGGCGGTGCTGGCCGATCAGCAAAACAACGTCGTCAAGCTGCGCAGCGATCCCGAGGCCGGCGCCGTCACGATCCTTGCCGACGCCAAAGACGTGGGCCGCGGCAGCGAATCCCTGCCGGTGGTCGCCGAAGGGGAACCGATCGAGATCGCCTTTGATGTCCGGTATCTGCTGGATGGCCTCAAGGCGATGACCTCGGACCAGGTGCTGCTGCGCTGCAACGCCCCCACCACCCCCGCCGTGCTGGAGCCCGTGGATAAGTCGGCGTTCACCTACCTGGTGATGCCGATCCAGATCCGCAGCTGAATGTGGCGCTATTGTTTTCCTCTTGCCTCTGGCAAGCTGCCTCCGAGGAGTGCTTCAGCTCCTCAAACGCCGCGGTGCTGATAGAGCCGTGGACGCGGCAGTACGGGGGGCCCGCAAGCCCCCTTGACACCACCCCATCAGGTGGTGCTACCATTTTCACATCACCGGCGAGGCCAGAGCGCCCCGGTGGTTCCCACAGCATTTCCCACCATGAAATCCATCGCCGACCTGGCGCGTCTTGTCGCCATTGTCTGTGTCGTCATCGCCTTGGTTTTGTTGAAGGTCGCCCGGTTCATCTGGGTGCATCGCAAGCAGATCGCCGCCGCCATCCTGGCCGCCGCCGCTGCCACCTACGCCGCCGTCTGCATCTGCAGGCAGGAACTGGAGGCCATCAGCGACCGCGCCGCCCAGCTGGTGCACGCCGAGCCTCTGCAGCCGCTGCCGGCCCTGGCCCCGATCCTGGCGCCGCTGGTCGCCCTGCGGGAGGCGCTGGAGCGCTACCTCGATCGGTTCTACCCGGCAGTGGCCGGCTGAGTCCAACGCTGTCCCATCACCATCCCACCTTGCTACCACCATGGCCAACTGGATCAATCCTGCTTACAACTCTCTGATAATTACAAAGTCTTTGGTGCAATTCCAATCCCAAGAAGATAAGGAAACATGGGAACAAGTAATCAGCCTGTGGCAACAAGCTGATAAGTCCCGGAATCAACCCAAGGAACTTCTACGATTGTTCGGCGAAGGGTTGTCCCGTTTCATCGGTCTACCGGATAACCTAAAGAGCTACGTTGGCGTGTACGTTAGAAATGCACTAGGAGAAGCGGGCCGCATCGCAAACGCGAACAAAATTAGGGTTACATTTAGCACAGAAGGAGCGGTTTTTGATTGAGTCCAACGCTGTCCCATCACCCCATCACCTTGCAATCATGGCAACAAAGCCACTCAAACGGATAGCCAATGAACTTTGGCATTGTATCAACGGTGAAAAAATCTTAGGTCCATGCAGCGACCTATATGGCAACTGCAGCGGCCTGTATGGCGACTGCAGCGGCCTGCGTGGCAACTGCAGCGGCCTGTATGGCGACTGCAGCGGCCTGAGCGGCGACTGCAGCGGCCTGCGTGGCGACTGCAGCGGCCTGAGCGGCAACTGCAGCGAAATACCTGCCGGTGATCGCCCAAGCCAACTGGAGGACTGGGTAGTCGACTGAAACCATCCCATTCCACCACCCCCCCCCACGATGACCGCCATCCCCATCCCAATGGCCCTGCCGCTGGCACGCTCCCAGCCAGGGGCGATCCACACCACCCCAGACGGTCGCGCCTGGTACGGCCACGGCGATCGGATAAATCCCGACTCACAGATGCTCGAGGAGGCGAGCCTCACCCTGACCCGCGCCCCCCGCCAGGGGGATGAGATCTGGGTTGACGGCAACTCCATTGCCATCCCCGGCACCCAGCCCCGCCCCTGGCCCACGCTGGACGACCTGGACCGCGCCATTGCCGAGGCCCGCGCCGCCCTGGCGGGTGCCCCCCGGTTCCACGCCGCTGCCGCCAAGGCCAAGGCTGAGACGGCCTGCTGGAGGGCTCAGCGGGCGGTTCAGGAGGCCCGCATCGCCGTCGCTGACGCGGAGGCAGCCGCCGAACGGGAGCGGCAGGCAGAGGTTCAGCGAGGCGAGGAATGGCTCGCGGCCATAGACGCCCCGACGGACGAGCCCGACCTGAGCGAGCTGGACCACAACGACCATCCAGCGCTGACACCGTCCCAACGCAGCACCACCCTCCAATGACCACCACAACCCTCTACGACCTCACGGGCCGCCAAGCGCGGATTGCCAGTCAGATCGAAACGGTCGCCGCTGATCTCCTAGACCCTGATGCCGATGCAGCGGCCATCTATGCCGAACTGGAGGAATTGATCACCGCTGAAGCGGACAACCGCATTGAGCTCAACGCCAAGGGTGATGCCTGGTGCTGGGTGATCAGCAACCTTCAGGCCAGGGCCGAGGCCAGGAAGGCCAAAGCCAGGCAGCTACAGGAGCTTGCCAGGGCCGACGAAAGCCGGGCGGAGGCCCTGATGGGGCGCCTTGTGGCGGCACTCGGCAAGGTTGACCCTGACGAGACCAAGTGGGATTTCCAGGATAACGGCTTACGCAGCCGCAAGAGCAAAAGGGTCGAGATTGACCCAGAAATTGAGCCAGAAAATCTGCCCGACGCATATCAGCGCAAGATTGTAAGTGTATCTTTTGACAAAGAAGCTATGGCGCAAGATCTCAAGGCAGGGAAAACTATCACCGGCGCCCAGCTTGTTGAGCGCCGCACCTGGCGGGTTGCCTGACATGACCGACTCCATCTCCCAGGCTATCGAGGCCATTTGCGAAATCGTTCCGGCCCGCCGCGGCGACAACCGCAACGCGGCATTGGTGCGGCGCCTTGAGCTGCTGCTGCAGGTCGCCACCACGATGGCCGACGCCATCCCTGAGAACGGCGGCATCGACGTGATTGACGGCGCTGAGCTGACCGTCAAGGCGCACGCCGCCGCTGAACGGATCGACGCCAGGACCCGGCCACCACGCAGCCGTCGACCAACCAGCCGGCAGCGATCGTTTCAACTCCCCCCGGGCTTCAACCTGCCCCGCTACAGCGAAACAGCACTGGAGGCCTCCGGCAATGATTGACGACTGCACGATGGTCGCAGTAGCGATCATGCTCACCACTTCGCTCTGTGCCGCCGCTGGTGCGTTGGTACTGGTGGTGCTCACCCTACCCTCCACTCCCGATGCTTAAAAACGACCGCTGGATCAAGGAACAAGCCGCCGCCGGCATGATCGCACCGTTTGAGCCGCAGCTGGTGCGGGAGGTGCTGGTCAACGACTTTGATGGCGACCCAATTCGCCCCGTCATTTCCTACGGCACCAGCTCCTACGGCTACGACCTCCGCCTGAGCCCCAAGGAGTTTCTCATTTTCCGCCACGTGCCTGGCACGGTGATGAACCCCAAGCGGTTCAACCCCGCCAACCTGGAACCCACGCCGCTGCATCACGACGAGGACGGCGACTACTTCATCCTGCCGGCCCACTCCTACGGGCTTGGCGTGGCGCTGGAGCGGCTCAAGATCCCCAGCAACATCACCTGCATTTTTCTAGGCAAGAGCACTTACGCCCGCCTAGGCGTG